CAATCATTTATACCTTCTACTGAAATTATAATATAATCATTAGTAACATCATCAATTTCAATACTTAACTCATTTGAATACCTATCTTTATATTCTGTATTTTCAATATTTAAGCATTGAATCTTTACTTGTTGTGTCATAATTAATTGATATTTTTACAAAAATATATATTAAAATTTGACTTCAAACTTAATTTTTGCGCTTGTTGACTTGTCGTTTATTTCGCACCCAATTGAAGCCGTTATATTCTTTATTTGCGCTTCAATTTCAGCCTTTAAAGTTACGTCTGAATGCTTTACCTTAATCGTATTATTCTCGAGAGTAAACTCGCTATTTTGAGGTAAATTCAAACGCATCAAATCAAACTTGGCGCTTACGATTGAATTAGGCATTTCGCTTAATTTTATCAGTAGAAATAAATCTCAAACCGATGTTAATTACATTCGTTATAAATCCTACTAAAACAGTCAATCTTAATGTTAAATTTTCATCTAATTTTAAGTCCAAAAACAATGGTGGCAATAATGCCATGACCATTGTAATTGATACCATAATGTTCATAACGATTGTCTTTGATTCGTACCAATGTTTAATTTTCGGCTTCATTTGTTTCTTTTAATGGGTTGAAATTGTTTTCAGTAAGGATGGCAGCGCTCTCAACTTTCTCGTAAACATTACCATTATTATCAGTTAATGTTTCGCTAGTGTTTATAACCGCAATAATTACGCTATCCACAATAAATCTTTGAACATTCACTCCGATTGATGTATCTTCTTTATAGATAGCCGTTGGCATTGGTAAATCTTCACTAACAACTAAAGAAAAATATTGGTTCTCATTGTGGTTAATTACGTCAATAAGTTGACCCGCTTGTAAAATTAATTTTGTCATGTTTTTATCCTGTTATTTCTGTTAATAAATCTTGTAATTTTGCTAATGGAGTTGTGAAAGTAGTGCAATTATTTGCTGAAAATTCTCCGTAAAAATTTGGTCCTAAAATTACGAAAGTTGTATCGGTTGTAAAGAAATTTAAATTGTCATATTTACCGAAATAAACTACGCCCACGTTTTGCTGTTCTATTTTTAGAATCGATGGTGTACCAATTAAATCAGCTATAATTCGTAAATCGAATAAGTCGCTAACAACTTGATTTGTAATAATGAATTTTGAATTGTCAATCATGTTTTATATTTTTTGTTTTTAGTTAAATTTTTTAATATTCGTTGCAATCGTTACAATCACCACGCCTTCTTATTCTGTTCCTAGTGTTGAAGCTCGAATTAGTTTGAATTCCACTAAAGTATGGAGTGCCTTTGTCGGGAGTAATACCATCCAAGAAATCAAAACTATTATACGATGGATAATCGGTTAAATTATTGCGCAAAAAAGTAGTCATCATTTTAGTGTAATTCTCTGCTACACTTCGCACCTCGTTTTGTAGAAATTTCAAGGCTTCCAAATCAATCGATTGACCACTTTCGCTATCATTATTCATGATACTTTTGTTGAATACTTTGTACTTCAAAAACGGCAAAGCATGGTACAAAGCATAATTACAAAGCATGGCACCTATAAAGTCATCTAATATCTTTTTGTTTGGGATTGTTAATGTATTATTCGTGATTTGAGTTTGTAACTCTTGATAAAACGTGGCACCTAAATAATTCTGTAAATAAATATCTTGAGCCTGTAATATGAATGGTTGCAAGTCATCGGGACTTACCGATTGATGGATTGATGTATATGATTTTAATTTCGTTTCTGATACGAATAGTACGTTTGTTATTGCCATTATTCTACGATTGAATTTACTGTTGGTTCGATAATAGTTGTAGGAGTGATAAGTAATTCAGTTTCGTAACCTCTATTTAGGATTAAGTTGTTGAATACTCTTAACATACTTTTTTGAATTGGTCGAATACATGTGCCAATGAAATGACCATACGCAACCGCTAATTCATCTGCATTCGAGCTGAAGCCAGCGCCACCATTGTAAAGGCCCAATAATAACGGGCTTGTAATTCTATGCCCTGTTAATATTCTAGTTGTGATTCTAGTTTCTAAGGTCGTATAGTATGTATCGTTAGTGCTTGTTATAGGCGTCACCTCGGGCGCATGTTCTTTATCTTGACTAAATGCTACAAATGCTTTCCCAGCGTTTTCAGTACCACGATAAGCCATCGTTAATTCGTCATAAATTTCTTTGCGTTCCTCGGGTGCTGGGATTCCATTGTTTAAGCTAATAAACAAAGATGGATTCAAACTATTAGCTAAATTAGAGATGTGAAATTTACTAACTTCTATATCAATTTGGATGTCATTGATTGAACCAGCATACGTTGGCAAAGGATAGTAGATATTACCAGGCTCGTAATCAAACGCATACAATATTTGCGAAGGACATTCAAGTGATAATCTAGGGTTATAAGTTGCATATTGTGTTGGCTTATATTTATTAGAGTTTTCCCAATTTGTAGAATAAAAATATTCTTTCGGTGCATCGTCTCCTGGCTCAATTTTTCCACTTCTTACCTTTGTGAAATCCAAATGATAAATTTCGCTAATTGTATTACCATCATTTGACCAAATTATGTTCAAAGCATAGCCACCGAATGTGATATAATCTTGAGCACATTTCTCAAATACATCATTCCAACTATCAATCGGATTCGCACGCACTAGAACGTAATTTAAAGCCTCATCCGTGGTCTTTAATCCGTTTCCTATGGTTGCGTCTATCTTTGATTGAATTGCCGTTCTATTAATCGCTGAACGTAGAAATAAACTAGCTATAAATTGTGGATATAAATTGTCCTCTCCATAGCTTATCCATTTTTTTGAACCACGCTCCGAAAACGTAGGCAAATTTATCTGAATTTGTGAAATCGAATTGAATGCAAAATTGTTCATATACTATTAAATATCTTTTTTTGCGTTTTTTCGCAATGAAATAATTTCGTAAAAATACTTCACGCTAACCAATATTGATGCAATAATTGATACAATGTAGAAAACTATTTTTAAATCTTCAGGCAATGTCGTCAAACTAACTCCAAAAGTCGTTGCGTTTAGTACGTTTACGGGTTCTTTTAATGTGTCGATTATTGTCTTCATTAGCTTACATAAATTACGCTTTCGCTTTTTTCGTTGTCGGATATATATTCAATTTTTTGTACTTCTGTGTCTCCAGCCAAAAATGCTTGACCACGATTGTAAATGTCATCTTCGATATTTATAGTATAATCAAAATTCCCAAATGGTAATCCATTCAAATGGTAATCTCCTATAATACCATCGTTTATGTAGATGGTAAATTCTGCAAATCTTGTACTACTTGTTTTATTTTCTAATTTACAAACATGTTCAATCCTATCAAAGCCATTGAATAAATGTATTCGATAGCTATTCATGTTTTGTGTGAAATCTCCGTAAATTATAAACTCGTTTTTTCCTTCTATTAAATTTATCATGACATAAAAAAAGGCGATGCGATTGACCGCACCGCCCTATTTTTTTAAAGGTTAATATTAGTTAGCTGAAGTATTGAAATCAAAGCCACCAACTGCTGCTGTTGAATTCGGTGCAATAGCTGCTATTGCAGTTCTACTTGTTGAGCTTAATGCTGGCATTGGATCCGCTTCCATAGATTGAAACGTAAATGTATATCCGTTCATGTCTCCGATTGCTTGACCGCCTTCACCTACCATTGTAGATAAAACCGCTCCACGTGTATTACCTAGCAACCAGTATTGCCCCATGTTGTCAACTGCTACAACACGGATTTCACGATTCTTTGCTAACAATAAGAATTCGTTTCTTTTTGCAACGTCTCTTTTTGAGATGTTAACGCTTAATTCAGTTGTGTAAAAAACTGTTCCGTTTGCGTTTGAAATCGTTGCCGTTTCTGTTAATTTCGCTGTGTCTTTTGCAAATTTGTATTGAAAGAAATCACCACTACCACCAGCCAAGGTTACTTCACCCGCTGTAACTGTTTGGATTTCGAAATTGTCGCCCGCAAAAACGTAGATAGTATTCACACCACCAAGTGCGCTCATACAATCCAAGTTCATTGTGCTTAATATGCTACATGCCATGTTTTAAATATTTTTTAAAGTTTAAAAATAAGGGAGTTATTAGCTCCCTTTTTTATGATTATTTGTTTGATACTACTTGAGAAGCATAAACCGCTGTTCCAAGTCTGAATTTAGCATTGAAATTCATAACATCATCTGCTTGGTTGTAGTAGAATTTGAATGTGTCCATTTCATCTAACAATCCAGTTCCAAAGAAAATGTATTTTTTCGGAGCTAAGATTACACGAGCTGGATCATTGATACCAGGTGCTGCGAAAACTGTGATGTTTGTGCCAGGGAAAACAAATGAGCTAGGAGCATTAACACCACTTGCATTGCTAACTTGTGCGAAAGTACCGATAACTGAAGCGCCTGTGTTAATCAATGCACCAACTAACGCTTGATAGTTAGCATATGAAGTGTACATGATTAAATCATCTTCAGTTTGTAAAGATGGAGTTAATGAACCTACGTTTAACCAAAATTCTGCAATCGCTGTTGAAGTAGTCCATTGTGCTGTACCACCCGCTGAATTGATAGTCCCGTTTGCATTCAAACATTGGTCTAATAAACCATCTAATGTAGCTCCATCTCCTTGCCAAATTGTGTTCTCAACATATTTAGCAATGTTTGACATTTTGTTGTTAGCGATTAATTCAGCGAAAGGTACTGTCTCTTGATTTGCACCAGCGCTTAATTGAGATGAAGTCCATTTAGTTCTTAAATCTTCAGGGCATAATTGCTCTTTTAACATTTTGCTTCCTACTACTAAAGGAATTTGAGAAAAAACTGTTTCGTTGTTTCCTACTTGTCCAGCTGCAAATCCACATGTCGCATCTATAATGTCAACATTTGAGTTCATAACGTTAATTGCCGAAGTTCCTGCTGTTTTACCAGCTTGAATAGTAACGAAGTCAGTAGTAAATGATTTCAACAACGCCTCACTGATAAGGTCGGTTGATAATTGGTCTGTATAATTTGGTAATAATTGTAAATCGAATGCCATTTTTTATTTTTTTAATTGGTTTTTAATTGATTTTAATCTTTCTAATTTTGAAAATGTGTGGTCAACTTCTTCGTTGTCCGTTTTTTTGATTGGTGCAACTGCTGGCGCTTTTGAGAATGAGTTTAATTTTTCTTTTAACTTCTCGATTTCAGCTCCCATCTCGGCGATTGTTTCGTAAACTAATACCATAGGATCGACTGCAACCTCCTCAACTTCAGCCGCTTCAACAACTATCTCAACTGGCGCTTCAGTTTCTTCAGTTTCTTTAACTTCAGGAAACATGATTTCTGTGATTACACCTAAATCGTCAGTCTTAAATATTGTGCCGTCTGTAATTGTGTGTTCACCCGCTCCAACTGGGTTATTTTCAGCGTCAAAAACTGGGTATCCGATTTCTAATTTTTCGGTCATAACCTCTGTTCCATCAACTAAAACAATTTTCTCTAAAGCTACTTCTACGCCTAGTAGTGCTCTAACTTGGTTTAATTTTAATTTGTACATGTTAATATATATTGGTTTTAAAGTTTTTAACAATTTATGTGAATAACTATTTATTATCGGGTAAAAAACCATGATTTGGTTGGTCGTATGGAGCCGTTCCCGCAAGCCCTGGCGCTCTACCTTTGTTGATTACTTTCTCTTTAGCATTGATGTAATATTTACGCCAAAAATGTTTACAATTTGCACCGCCCGAGTATTTCCAAATGTCGTATATATCCGTACCTCGTGGCCCAAAGCCAGGGTTAACTGGTGCTTGTGCTATGGCTCTGATTTCTTCAAATGTGAAATACGTTTCAAGTGATAGCATTGTTCTACAAAATATTCTTTCTGCGGGCGGCCCATCGTATTTGTAGACCGTCAAACCTTCTTTATATCCTTGCGGTCGGATAAAATTCTCGTCTACTTCTACCAAGTCAAATTCTTCTAATTCCTTTGCTTTGATTCCTAAAGTCTTTGCAAGTTCCAAGGCTTTGTCTTCGTCAAATGATACAATGCCTTTTATCTTATTGAATAATTCTTCGTTCTCATATTCTTCGAATACACCTTCAACACTAAAGCCTTTTAACTCTCCGTTTTTTACTCTTTGCCATGTCTCTTTATCTTCTATTTGCATTGATACCATCCACGTTCCTATTGGCACATCGTAACCATATTTCTGAATAGCCTTGTCGTTCTCATCTTCTACAATCCAAGATTCATAAACATACGTTCCTGTTTTCTTTTTATTCTCATGATCTTGATTCACATCATTTGTGCGAGCTTCCTTCAT